AGAGAATCCACCAGTTAGTGCCTTGGTAGTTACTAGATTTTCAAAGACATTGTACTGATCATATGCGTGAATTACTTCACCTGACCAGAGTGGTAGCCAAATCTTATTTGGATTAGTACCATCTGGACCATCAGCTAGACCTGTTCTTGGTAGTGTAAAATCGCCTGCTGCTAATTGATTTGCTGCGGAACCTGAAAATGCCATAATTATATACTCCTATTAGTTTAAGGTTATAGTAAATTAGAAAAAAAAATAAACGAGTGACAAATCTTAAACTAACATTTGATAGATTTTTCCAAATGGAGTCTATATAATGTTTGTCTTGTCATAGTGTCATCCATTACCATTAAGGGGGATTTACTTAAAATGACTTGACTTAGTTTGGAAGACGGGTAATATCTCCCGTCATCACTATGCGTTGTTCTACTGCTTGACGGAATTTGGTATCACTATTGTACCTTGGATTTCCTCTATCTGCATAGAACTCACGCTTTGTCTTATAAGGGGATAGAGTTTGCTTTGTCGAGGAAACATTTACTTGTTGTTTATTTCCCCTTGGCATCTCCTTACCCTTAGCTGAACTAGCGGTAGCTTTATCATATTTAGCTTGCAAACCAAGTAACGCAATTTCCCAACCGGGGCTGGCTAGGGTTGCATTAATTTCTGCTTGCTGTGCTGGTGTCATTGTTTTTGCTGCCCACGCAAAAATAGATGATAACCTATCCTTACTTCCAACTACTTCAGCAGCCTTACCAAAGGCTTCACGGGATCTCGCTTTTTGTCCCTCTACATAATCAGTAATCATTCTATCAGTAAAACCAGTTTTTTCTTTAATTTCTGAAATTGTTTCTTCAGATAAAGTATTACTGATTGCTACTTCCATAGACCATTTAGACCAATCTTCTTCTGCGATTACAGATTTAGTTTGTTCTTTGGTTGGTTTTACTTCTTCTTTTGGAAGTTCTGGAATTCTTAATTCTTCTGGAACCTTAATTTGTGGTTCTTTAATTTCTACTACGGTTTCTTCAGATACAGGGGCTTCATAAGCTTTATTAACAGCACCATCTTTTTCATATGTTTTTTTTAGCTCTGCAATTTCCTGACGAGCCTTAGTATACTCTTTTTGTGCATTCTTTAGAGAGTCAAACCAAGCATTTGAATCTTTAAAATTTTTTGGAATTTCAAGACCTTGATTTTTTACATATACTTCAAACGCCTTACGCTCTCTAGCACTAATCATATCCTCTTGACTAGAGACTGGAGATTGTTCAGCTTGTTTAATTTGAACATCAGCCTCGCTTGGGGCGACTGGTTGTTGATATTCAAATTGCTGAGTCTCATTTGTTTCTTCTGTCATATACACTCCTTAGTTATTGTCTTTACGACGATTTGTGCGTCGGGATACTACTCTAAGGTTTCTTAGACCATTAGTACCACCTTTAGATAACGCTTTTTTGTGATCGACATCTTTGCCATCACCTTTACGAACTCTTCCTAGCTTTTCCATTTTTCTTCTAGCTAGTACTCTTTGGGATCTACGCTTACGATAAGCGGCAGTTCCATGATATTTAGCATATTCTTTTTTATAGTTTCTTTTAATTTTCATTTTTATACCGTTGGATTTGGACCTACTGGTAGTTTACCATCTACCATATATTGATTTTTATTAGTTGCATCTGATTTAATAAATCTTTTCCAAAGTGTTATATTGGTTGGAGCAGCTACTCTATTTGTATCTGCTGAAGACGCACTTGCTTGAATTCTTTTAATACTTTTAATATCAATAGGTAATAGTTCGCAAGTTGGTACTCTTATTTCTACAATATATTCAGATGGTGTAGCAAGATTTACTAAAGAACCACCTGAGTTTACTACCTGAAAAGAATCAGCACCAGTATCATAAACAATTTGACAAACAGTTACTAAAGATGGAAGTTGGGTATTTGAAGCTGGACTAGAACCAAATGAAATATAATCTGTATCCAATTTTTTAATATAATCAGGAATAGTTATACTAGTTGCTAATGGGTTTGTTCCAGAAACATTTCCCAAAACATCAGAACTGCTTGTTGGTTTTAAATTACATATAGGTAATAAATAAAAATATTCATTATTAATTAAAGCCGAAAAATAATTTGACATAGTATTTCCTTATAATTCTTGATCTGATTGATTATAGCCCTGACAAAGTGAACCACTAATTAAAAACGATAATGCATTATTATCATTAGATTTTAAAAATTTTTTCCATAGTGTTATATTATATGGAATAGCTTTATTAATTCTATCAGCAGAAGATGTTTGAGTAACGGTTGTAACTACAATATCTGTTATAGAATATAAAGATTTTAAATCAATTTTAATTAATTCACCATTTTTAACTTTTATTTGAGTTCTATAAATATCCTGAGATATACTAGGAAAATTATAAGATGTACCATCTCCAGAAATAAATGGATTTACTCCATCAACCAGTTTATATCTTATATCTACAACAAGACAAGGGGATTGGTCGTAGTTTAATGGCGATAGCTCACATGTATTTGAAAAAGAAATATAATCTATATTTAAATTTTTTAAATAATCTGGAATAATAAATGTATTTAAATTATTTAATGTAGAATTTAGGCTATTAGCGGCTCCACCACCACCGGGTCTAAACCCTCTAGATTCTGCGTCATAGCTAGGATCAGCTATAGCTTGGTTATGGGTTGGTAAATTACACACAGGTAAAATATAAAACTCTTCAGATCTAACTAAAGCACTTAAATAATCACTCATTATTCACCATCCTTTAGTTTTTTTAAAAGTTTATTATATTTCATTCTAATTTGTTTTATTATTTTTTTGAACTCTTCTTCGTAGAGTAAGCTTTTGGATTGTTCTTTGGCATTGCCATCTTTCCCGTTACTCTTGTCGTTGTTCCACATGCACATTTAAATTTAGTCTTCATTTCCAAGACACCCTTTTGCTAGATCTTTTATTACGAATACCCTTTTTTGTGCACATAGATTTTGTTGGTCTACATGCTGGATATCCTTTTCGTTTATCTTTAGAACCGGATCGACCACATGGTTTACCTGTTTTACAATCAATCCAACCCTTACCTTTATTTCTAGAAAACCAGCCATGCAATCCTTTTTTCTTTTCTAATGAAAATTTACTTGCCACGGCGTACTCTCTTTGCTAGAAATCCTTTTCCTTTACGGCATTGAACAGCCGCACCGCTAGCATAAGCACTTGGCCACACTTTATAAGCAGCTTTAGCTGCCCTTGCACAAGCATCTAGTGGTTTCTTTTTATTTTTTTTCATTTCTTTTTTCGTTTTTTAGCGTATTTTGGAAGCTTTTTAATGGATTTTGTTTTTTTAGCCCATCTTTCAGCAACCTTTGGCATTCTTGCAAACATAAATTTAGCTTGTTGTTTTGATTTAAATGGCATTATTTTTTACACCTTCTGCCTTTTGGACAACTTGCTTTAGAACCTCCGGGACCAGCCCATAGATTTTTGCATGCCCAATATCTGGCACTTAGTTTATTTGTTGCGGTTGAACATTTGTGTCGTGCTTTAAAAGATTTTCTAGCAGCTGGAGAATAATTATGACCATATCCAGTAGCACCATAGTGAATAATCTTTTCTTTTCCGTTAGCACAAGCCTTTACTACACGCTTTTTACCAGCTTTTGGTGATTTTCGTGGTTTATTGCAAGGCATTGATTCTTTGTTTAATCTTTTCATGCTTGTAATCCTAGTTGTGATAGATCAACTCCAGCTCTTTGTGCCATTTGAGCAATTCCCTGACCTCCAGTTGCCTGTAAATCTTGCTGTGCGGCCTGTGATGCCGTATTAATAACACCGTCTGTAATAGCCTGTCCAGCCTGTTGTTGCATTTGCATGGCCATAGCTTGCTGTTGAGCCATCTGTTGTTCTTTCATTATTTGTTCTTCTGATTTTACCCACATTCTTGGATCAAAACCAAGAGATGAAATTAATGCTCTTGAATAAGAATCCCAACGGAATGTTTGTAATGCTTGTGGTGGTAGGTTTCTAACCATTTCACCCATTTGCATTAGTTTTTGTAAATCAGAATCTCTTGATAAAGCCTGAAGACCTGTAATAATTTCAGTATTTAGTGTTCCATCTTTATCGAAAAACTGTTCATACATTCTTTCATCCATGTCACCATTGTTTAACATTACAAAAATTGTTCGTTTTACAACTGGTTCCATAAGATCTCTAGCGATTGCTGAGAATGCACCACCAAGAACTGTTTCTAGTTCTGATCCAATCATTCTTACTGCTGTTGCAGTTACACGATCTCCGGTAGGAAGTGCTCCTCTGGTCATTAAGAATGCATCAGAAACCTCTCTTCGCATTTCTTGAACAGCGGCTGATGTTGCTTGGATTTGGGGATTGAGTGTTTGTGATGGGCTAAGACAAAATACATCGTTTGGTCTTGCTGGAATAAATGTTCCATTGTTAGCTTCAGAAATATCATCAATTTCTGTAAGACCTCCGGGATCTACTCCAATCCAGAATGTAGAAGATGCGGCCATTCCTTCAATATGGGCTTGTGTATAATTTTCTAGGGTTGTAAGATCACCTAGAATATCTTCACAATGAGAACGACCATAGTTTTCTCCAACAATACCATACCAACGAAGAGGAATAATAGGAAGAACTGAATATTCTCCTTCCATAATAACTTCGCCTTCTTCGTTTTCTTTTCTAGCTAACCAAGTTTTATTGTCTTCTGATAGTTTATATTGACAATAAATTGTATCATAACCAACTCTAGTTTCTAGTCCAATACCTTCACCTATTAAATCAACTTCAGCATTTGGATCTAAAGGATAATACTCTAGGTGGATTATTTCAATAACCTTTCCTTGAACATTTCTTTGAAGAACATACTGATCAATTCTAAGATTTTTAAATGTAAAATTATCATCCATTACTACCATAACATCACCAACAATAATAAGATGTTGTAATGCTTGAAAGATGGTTTCTCTTAGGTTTTCAGCTGTTACTTTATTATAAACTTGATAACTAAGTGTTTCTAAATATGCTTTAATTTCTGGTGTTGGTTCAGCACCGTTTTTTAAACCAAATTTAAAGAATGGTGTATCATTTAATGGCATAAGTGCAGATAACATTCTGCTTGCCATTGCTGTAACTCCACGACTAGCTACTGATGAATATGGTTGTGGTAATCCAGCATCTTCTGACCAGCCTCTTGGTGGCAGAACAGAAGGAATAGTTAGACTTGCACACTTTCTGGCAATGTCGATTCGGTACTGCCGTCTGCCATCAAGTAGTCTAAATCTTTCAGCTAAGGTTTGTTCTGCCATAATTTACCTCACTCTGGTCTTTGTTGTGATTGTCCAGCCATTCCTCTATATAAAGAATCATAGAATGTTGAACCAAGTCGTTCTTCTGTTTGTTCTTCTTGTTCTTCAACAGCTTTAATTTCTTCAGCCAACTCAGCTTCCGCCATTTGTTGTGAAGAAATCTTTTCGGCTTCAGCTAGTTTTTTAGCTTCTAATAGTTCTTTTTCAGCAGAAACTCTTTCTTTTTCCATTTCTTCAATCTTAGCCATTCTATCTTTTTCTGCTTGTTCAGCATATCTTCTTTGTTCTGCCAATAGTTCTTGGTATTCCGCTTGGGTCATACCTCCAGAAATTGTTGGTGCTCCACCCATATTATATCTCCTTAAATTGGTCTTACTTTAAACTGTGGTGTTTTTTTTATTGCTGTATCAAATCCAGCAACTTTACCAGCCCTAGCAATTGCTTGTTCTCTGGTTGTTGACATTGCTTCTTTGGTTGTTACTCGTTCTTTTTGTCTAATAGAATCTTCTGGTCTTAGTGTTTTTTGAATCGCCTGTAAAGAACCAACAGTTGCTTCTTTAGTTGCTCTTGCAGCAGATAATGATGTTTCTGCTGTTTTAAGAATTTTTGGAAGCTCAGAAGACATGTTTTTAGCTGTATCAACTACTGCTTTATTATAAGTTTCAAACCAATCTTTATCAAACTTTTGACCAGATTTAAGGAATTTTTTATAATATGTATCTCTTAATGCCATGTTTTTTTCGTATTCAGCTTTAAGTGTACTCCAACCCTTAATATCTGCCATAGACAATACATCTTCAGAGATTTGTAATTTACCGCCTTGTTTATAAAATTTATCAAATTCTGATTGTAATGTTTGTAAACCTGTTTCTGTTGTTTGAAATAATGAACCCAATTCACGAATTCTTGATTGTTGAGCTTTTAATGCGTTTTCTTTTTCTCTAAAATTACCCAGATCTCCTCTTAGACTTAATTCTTTAATTAATTTTTCTTTTTCTTCGCTAAGTTTTTTGGCTTCTTCTATTTCTTTTTCTGTAATTTGTTTTAATCCACTAAATCCTCTACCACCAGTTCCTCTAGTAGAACCAAATCCACCTATGTTAGAAAATAATCTAGATTTTGTTATTAACTCAGCGTTTACTTCTGATAATCTATTCATTTTTTGTATTTGATTTTGAACATCTAAAGAAGGAGAAGAAATAGCTTGTCTGGTTGTTTTTGCTTGCTCACCAAAAAAACCAAAAGTACTCATTACATCTTTTGATGGTTTTTTGGTTACTTGAAAAGCTTCTGCTTGTTTTAGTAATGGCGTTATTTCATCCTGTCTTTGTCTAAGACGGGTATCAGGTTCTCCTAATACTCTTTGTCTTGGTCGAATAGCAGTAGGAATAACCTCTGGCTGTTTTTGTCTAGAAGAAATGGTTTGCTGCCTAGCCATTAATGATTCTCTTCTTTGCTGCTGCTCTCTAATATTTTGAGCACGCTTAATCAAATCAGATAAATATGAAGCATTAAAGTTAGACATTAAATCTCTCCTTTTGTTGTTTTTCGTAGATTGTTCTTATTTTTTGAACAACATCTACTTGTCCAGCAGAAAATGCTGAAGCTCTAGTAAAGTCTTCAGAGCTTAGGTTTTCCGTATAGGGGAGTGGTTGATAAAGTTTCTCCAGAAGAACTACTAGTTCCTCGTCTATCCTTGGAAAGTTCGTCATACTTCTTTTCTAACTCCTCTAGTTTTTCAGATAAAGACTTTACAACTAATATTAACTCAGAGTTTGTTAAAGTAACACCAAGTTTTAATCTAGTTGACATTTGTTCTTTTGAATACATAATAACTCCTTAAGATAAATCTACAATTTCACAAGCACCAGCAGTACAGGCCATAGCGTGGGAAGACTTTGTTGAATCTGTTTTTTCATATTCCTTTAATAAGGACCAGTCTACCTCAATTTTTGGTGACATATTATATGTTCTTGCGTCAATTTCTTCAAATGGAGCTTGAGCATAAACATGATCTGACTTTGGTAGAAAAGAAATTCCAGAAATTTCATTAAAGTTTTCATATACCCATTGACCAATAGCTAAAAACTCATCATCACCATAAGATACAGTAATAGATGGCTTGTGGTGGCAATATGATTGCTGATATGTATGCCATAATTCTAAGTGATCAATAGCTTGTAAATTCTTTTGGGTTGTTGAATCTTCAGGAGCCTTTTGAGCAAATGTAAAAATTCCTGTAGAATCTGGATTCATTACACAATCTTCACAAGGAACTCCAGAATCTTTCATAAATTGATACATAGGATCTTTCTTATCAATACGGACTCTTCGATAATAAAACTGAGCATATCTTGGATGAAGACCGCTAGATGAATCAGCCAAGCAACTAGTGGTTCCTTCTGGCTTAATACAAGTAATTGATTTACTTGGGTTAATACCAAGTTTTTCAGACCATTCTAGATTAATCTTAACAGAATGTTCTCTTAAAGACTCAAGAGCATGGGCTAGTTTACCCATTCCCTTAGAACCACTCATTAAGGCATTATCAAAAATTCCTGTCATTGATACACCAAGTAATCTTTCTTCCTTACAGTTGTTTTCCCATTCCTTAGATAGGTATGGAAAGTTTGTAAACATACTTTGGATTGTACCAATAATTGTAGCCATCTCAATCTTCTTTTTGATTGTTGTAATTGTATCCTCTTGTTTTAAAACAATCGTACTGAGATTGCAGAATTGATTCGGTCTGAGTATTATTTCTGAACATGGGTTTGTACCATACTCTATGTCGTTTCTTCTTCCAGACTTTTCCGCTATTGTTCTCATTGCGTGACGATTGCATATTCCTCTTTCTCCTGAGTGTGAGTTATACAATTCAGTCCATTCTTCTAAGAATTGGCCCAAAGATGGGCGATTATAGTAAATTGCTGAGTTATTGGCTAGTGCTCTATGTCCACTAGATGCCCACCAAGATCCACTCTTACATTTTGCCATTTCACGGTCTGAAAGATCAGATAATGAAATCATAGCAGACCTACGAACACCACCAACAATAACTGATTGAGCAATCTTACAGCAAATATCGTGGCATTCTAGTGGTGTTAATTGTCTTCCTTGAGCAGCATAGAATGTTTGTGTAACAAATCTAAATACTTCTTCTAAAGGACCGGGACCACTTGCACGACCACCAAATGTCTTTAGTTTAGCACCAGCAGGTCTAACCTTGCTAGTATCCCATTTTGGGTGAATTCCTTCATATAAGTAGGATAAAAGTTGGGTTAGGGAATTACACC